TGCTTTCCTCTGAATTACAAAGAGGGATAGATAAACGAAAGATGGATATAGACGAGAACGCTGAGCTAGTTAACGGGATAGTGAAGGTTGATGCTTCGGTTATGGGTAAGTCTGATGCCCAACGTATTAGATTTGAAACACGAGGAATTATTTGGGGTAAGGGAGTTAATACTGGTGTAACTAGAGAGGTTGGGAGTGCGCTTCCTGATATGGTGTTTAAGGATATGCAAGACAGCAGATCCGAGATTGATAACATCATGGCAGCCACCAGCGCATTTAGAGGCGAACGAGAAGGCCAAGAGACAAAAGCAGGAAGACTTGCTCTTATACAGCAATCATTCTTGAGATTAAATGAGCTGGTTCAATTAGGAGACTACGCTGCTAAAGAGGTGTTTGACTGGGGGATGCAGCTTGCCAAGACCAGATATACCGAATATCACTACGCTAAATGGATGGGCAAAGAAGGAGCAAGAGAGGTGATAGAGCTTATTCAGGATGACTTTGAGAGTGGATCTGAGGTTAAGATAATCGCTGGAAAGTCGTTGCCAGTTGATGATGAATTCAAATTTGAACAGGCACAGAACGATGTTAAGGACGAAATTATCTCTCCGGCTGATTATTTAGAAATAGCTCAATATGATGATGCTAAGGAACTAGCCCAGAATGCGGTTAAATATAAGATCAATCCTGTGGTTGCTACGGGAATAACACCAGAGGAAGCGGCAAAGATTGCGCCTCCTGAACAGAAGGAAGAGAAACCACCTAATGTTTCGATAAATTATGGCGATCTACCACCGGATGCGCAGGTTCAGTTGCTGGCACAGATAGGCATTCAGGCTAGCCCCGATCTTCTTGTAGCCGAAAAGATGGCAGAACAGAATAAAGAGAACGAAGAGCTAGCGTTGAAACGCCAGGCTCAAGAACACGGCCAGAAGATGGCAGAGAAAACAATAGATCAGAAGGGTAATCAGAAAGCACCAGAAAAAAAGAAGAAATAGTGATTAGACTTTGGGGGTTTATACCCCTAGAGATTTGACCATTAATAGACCAAGCAATTCCGTGGCAGTCGAAAGACCAAGCCGTGGAAGGGGCAGTCAATTTTATATGGACCCAAATGAAGAATCTATCGACGTTGCTCACAGTGAAGAATCTGATATGGAGGATTCACCAAGTGAGGAAACGAAGGAAGATGCGGTTGAAGAAGAACCAACCGGAGAAGCCGAGGAAACCGGCGACGAGAAACCAGAAGAATCGACCGAAGAACCAGAGGAGAAGACTTATGAGCTTCCTGATGGTAGGAAGGTTGACGGCGAGACACTAGCAAAGGAATGGAAAGAGAACTTCTATCCTGACTATACTAAAAAGTCTCAAGCTCTAGCCGATATAGAGAAAGGTAATATTAATCAAGAAGCTCCCGCAAAGCCATACGACGATCCTGATTGGCAACCAAAGGATTACGGAGAGGTCATAAATCTTGCAAAGCAGGAGGTATTGCAGGAAATAGACTCGAAGGAGAAAGCGTTTGCTGATAAACAAAAGGAGGTTGAGGAAAATATTTCTACCCAACTGGAAGAGATAAAGACCGAGGACCCTGATGTTGATGAGAATGTTTTATTCCAACATGCTAATAAATACGGATTTAGGGACCTGAAACTGGCGCATCAGAACATGAAAGATATGTCTGATACGGTAAAGAAGGTTCAAACCAAAACAGCCAAGGACATCGCTAAAAGGAATGATCCGGTTAGCGTTAATCCTGGTGCTGTAGGCGGTGATTCGGATCCTGGTCAATTTGAGAATGCGTTGGAGTATATGCGGAGCATAAAATAGTTATATGATTTTTAATGCAGCGGTTACCACGACTACTCGTGAGTTTATCATCAAGAAAGTGTTCGACCAAGTTACCACTGGTACACCTGGTTTGATGTCTTTCTTGCAAAAACCCAAAGAATGGACAACAGGTACTTCTTATAAATTCGCAATCAAATACCAAGACACCGATAATGGTGGGAATATGGGAGTTGCGGATAAATTAGATACCGACCGACAGAATGTTCGAGTACAAGCAGATTTCAACCTCAAGGCGGCAAATAAGCCGATTGTAGTTGCTATTGCTGAAACCACCGCAAACATGGGTGACGAACAGATTGTTAACTTACTAGATACTGAATTTGATTCACAAGCTCAATCATTGATTACCTTGATGGCTCAAAATCTTTATACCGGTAATGGTACAGGGAATGACTGGGATTCATTAGCAAATGCTGCTTCTGATTCCACTCTCTTTGCTTCATACGGTTCGTTATCACGTTCTACCTATTCAGCGTGGAACGGTTATTACTTAGCAGCTACAGGTGCTTTAACACTTGCAAAATTAGCTACGGCAGATGATGCAGTAACTATCGGTGTTGATTCTCCAGACTTATCTTTAACTACTAAAGCCGTTTGGTCCACCTATGAGTCACTATTGACTCCTTCTGTACGTGCTAATTTCTCTACTTCAGGATACCCAAGAATGAATGCCTTCGGAGGCGTTGCTGCGGTTCCTGGATTAGGAGGACAACAAGGATTTGTATATCTTACATTCCGTGGAACTCCTATTGCGAAAGACGAACAGGTTCCTAGTGGACAATACTTCCTAGTAAATACTAGCGGATTTGGATTTGTTGGCTTCAACTATGAAGACGAAAATATCATGACAGCAAACTTCAAGAAAACTACTGACGCTGTTCCTGCTGGTGTTCCAGGTAATGTTAAATCTACCCGCGGATTCCAGTTCAGAAAAATGATGAGTCCGGTAGATCAACTAACAAAGGTTGGTTATCTCATTTATGCAGGTGACTTTGTTGCTACTGCATGTAGATTACAGGGGACTTTAAATGCGGTTACTTAATAATTAATATTTCGCCTTTTACCGCGAGTTAATGACTACGCGAGAGGGAGAACTACAAAGGAAATATGGCAAATCAATTACTAGAAGATCACATACCGGTGGTTAAATTCGACGGATTAAATACCGCAAAAGATGGAACTTTATCAGGGGCGTATACCTTCTCTGGTGCTCTTACTTTATCCGGTGCTGTTGGCTTTACAGCCGGAGTAACAGGAATAAGAAGAACCGCTGAAATCCAACTTACAGGAACAGGAGACACGTTGACGACAGCAGAATCGGGGGCAACTATAATTGCTACCAAAGCATCTGCAACACAGACATTTGTGTTACCTTCTGCGGCAACGGCTGGATTGTTCTACACATTCATTTGTGGAAGTGCAGCTGGTGAGATCCTTATTAATCCTGATGGAACTGAGAATATAATCACAAAAGCAACTAACGACGCTGGAGCATCGGTTGCACCAGCCGGAGGTACGGGTATTAAAAATACAGCAGCAACTAATGTTCTTAATGATTACTTGACTTTAGTTTCTGATGGAGTGGATACCTGGTACACAGTAGCTCAATCTGGTATTTGGGCATCACAATAGAACTAATTAATTAAGGGATGCTATCCCGAATAGGCAACGGCTAAGAACCAATGCCTGCAAAAACATATGAATACAATTACATTTCAAAATGTATATCAAACTACTACTGCTAGAGGAGAGTTTAAATTAGGTCAACGGGCGGCTACGCCTGATGGACGAGAATGGCAATTTATCAAAGCTAACACAGCTATTGCTACTGGTCTTATCGCAGTACCTAATGCAGTCGCTTCTGCTGATACTTGGTCCTCGGGTGTAGATGCACGGGGACGAATCGTTTATCTCACTGAATCTGGATCTGCGTTTACCATAGGACAGTTTGAAGATGGAATCGGTGTTGTAGATGCTGGTACAGGAGTAGGTCAAACATTCAAGATTCGCACAAATAACGCGACTCAATTGACCCTTTATCCTGAAACAGCCCTTGGAACTGCATTAGATGTAGCTGACTCAGACATCACAATCATGACTATGTCAGAATGTGATCCTGCAGCTATTACTTCTAAGGTACAGATGGTTCAAGGTGCAGCTCAGGTTGCCTTTTCGGCTGCTGACTATGGTTGGATCATCACAGGTGGTGACGGTCGTGCGGTTGCTGGTGAAGCTCTAGTTGTAGGTAAAGGATTTGTTTCCGGTGATGACACCGTTGGACAAGTTCTTAAAGCAACTACAGCAAAAGGTCCATTTGACGAACAGCTACTTGGTTACGCTATCGTTGCAAACGGTTCAGCTGACGAAGGTGCGTTGGTCCGATACGACATACGCTAAGTGTATTACTTCTGCTCCTCGGTGGCGGGGAGTGGAACGTAGAGCATTTAGTTCTATCTCTGGAAAGACAAAGCCAGGGTTTATAAAGGAAAAAGTATATGCAAGATCAAGTCGTGAACCAAAACGATTTCAAGGTTGTCTCTTTTCACAACCCGACTGATTTCCACTTCACTCCTGATATGGGGTGTATGTACGGAGGTCAAGGAATTAACGGAGCTACTGGTAATCCTGGGGTACAAGCAGGAGAAACCATGACGCTTCCCTATCATGTAGGAAGGCTGTTAGCTAAAAATCTAGCTAAACAGGTACTCAATACATCGGAGCCAGCGACGGTAGATAAAAAGGGAGTCCCTACTGGAGTTCCTATATGGAACGAAGAAAGTTTACAGAAGTTGACAGAAAGTTATTTGACTGATTTATACTCAGAAGAAAAACCGGCTGTACAATCTGAAACTCAGGTATTACTTGGGAAGGTAGAAGAATACAGAAAACTCACAGAAGATCTATTGAATAAGGTTGGCGATAAAGAAAAAATACCAACTTCTGATGAACCTCCTAAGGCAGATGAGAAGAAGGTTTATTTAGATAAACAAGAGGTTCTAGCAGAGTTAGATAAACGACAAATTAAACACGATAAACGGGCTAGTAAAGTTGAGTTAGAGAAGCTTTTAGCTTAATTAGGAAAGGGCTTTCTTATGAAACATACAATCACAAAAGACGAGATGAAATCTAAGAAAGCCCTTGCTGATATTAACCTAAAGGTTAGTGAGGCAAGGAATGAGCTATTTGAAATGCAAGCAGAGGAGGCTGTTTATATAGAAGAACGAGAGAAGCGGGTGGTAGCGAAGATAAAAAAGGCCGTACAGGATAGCGAAGCGATGGTGAAGGAGGCCGAGAGCAATCATGGTGATATAAAGGTGCTTGCGAACGGGTTATCTGATTTCGCAGATAATCTAAACCAAATACATGCTGGATTTAATGAGATGTACGAAGAGTTCAATAAAAGGAATGATGCTTGGGAGAAAGACCTTAATAATCAGCAAGCAAAAATAGAACAGACACGAAAAGAATACGGTATTGTAAAAGATAAATTAGAAAATGATAAGAAATCATTAAAAAGATCGCAGCGCAAGTTGGCAGCAGACAAGGTTAAACTAGAATCTCAACGCCAGTCTTTAAAACTCGCCTACGATGAAATTAAGAATAAATCAATATGAGTGATGAATTTTTCCAAAGAGATGCCAACCATGTCCCGATAACCACGCTAGGGTTAGTAGCATCTAAACCTATCACCTACGCAGCCGGAAGTACGGGTGCCACGGGCGTAACGACGTTATTTACCGTCACTGGGATTGTTGCAGTTAATTTGTTTGGTTTTTGCACTTCGGATTTGACATCAGCAGGAGCAGCAACAATCGAGGGGGGTGTAGCGTCTTCGACCGCTTCATTAGCGGACCAAGTAACCGCAACGACCATAGACGATCACATGGTTTATCATGATGCCGTATTGTTAATAGGCGGCCAAGTTGCTGGACATATGCATATTGTAGACGAAGATTTAATACAAACCATCGGAACCACTACTATAAGCGGAGGGACACTTACCTGGTATGTAACGTGGGTTCCTATTTCAACTAACGGCAACGTAGCAGCCACATAAATTTTATGTCAACTATAGACAAAGTATTAGATAGAGATAAGAATCATGTACCGATTCAAGGTACAGTAACTTCGGTTATTAATGACGACAACTCTTCGACCACATTATTAGCCAATGCGGCTACTTTTACTGGCGAGTGGGTTGATGTTTCGGGGTATAATTCGTTGGTAGTGGCTGTGAAAACCGATCAAAACGGAACATTTACCATTCAGTTTTCTCCGGACGGAACTAATGTGGATTCTACACTCACCAGATATTATCGAACCGATCAAATTGAAGCCCCGCATAGATTTACGATAACAAGACAGTATGTGAGGATTACATTTACCAATGACAGCGGAAGCGACCAAACCTACTTGAGACTTCAGACTATGTTTAGCGATAAGGCGGAATTAAATTCGCCTGTAGATTCGGTTCTTGCTCAGGATTTTGATGCCACCGTAGTTAGACCGACCGGATATAAAGACGAGGTGGCACTTGGACGAAGACAGGGATCTACTGGTTGGAATAAATTTGGATATAATCGAGACGTTGATGTTGGTACAGAGGTTGTCGCTGCATTTGGCGGGACATTTACTCCTCTTGCTGCTGCGAGTACCTTATCTATTGTTTCTGCCTCGACGGATGATGATGGTGATCCTGCTGGAAGTGGCGCAAATACAATTCAGATTATAGGGATAGATGCGAACAGAGAATACCAGGAAGAAGCTGTCACCTTAAATGGACAAACCCCCGTAGTTACAACAACAACGTGGTTCGGTATTAACAGGGTGCGAATAACTCTCTCTGGAAGTGGAATGGTAAATGCAGGGTTGATTACAGTAACAGCCGTTACGGGAGGTGCAACGCAAGCTACGATTCCCGCTGGCGAGGGAGTAACTCAGCAGTGTATTTTCTTCACCGAAGCGAATACGAGTTCATTGCTGGACTGGGTAACATTGACGACACTTAAACAATCTGGGGCAAATCCAGTTGTGACATTAAAAGGCTGGACTTATTCTGCGGTGACTAATACAAAGTGCGAGAAACTTGACATCTCTATTGATACGTCGATTGAGAATCGCGCTTCCTTATTACCGCCTCTTCCAGTTGTGATTGGAGAACAAACGGCGTTTTGGTTGGAGGCCACCACAGATAAGGCCGATACTATAGTGAATGCCAGATTTGGTTTAGTACAGTATAAAGACGTAGACGCATAAATATATGTCAGAAGCAAAAAAAGATGAAAATCACGAGAAGGTAGGACTGGCGTACGATGAAACAAACGAGACGACAGAGCCGCTTTTAGTTGATCCTATCACTGATAGACTAGAGATCGTTATAACAGAGGATGGTGGTGCAGGAGGAACTCCAGTGAGTATTGAGGGTGCGCCTCGAGATGATAATCATGTTCCGATAATAATGGGAGTGACAGACGACGCAAACGAGACTGTGGTTCCAATACTAACAGATGATAATGGGCTTATATTATGTGACATAGTTGGTTCTTAATATGAATTTTACAGTAGCCGTAATAGCAAGAAACGAAGAAAAAACTCTACCTCGATTGGTTGAGTCTTTGAAAGAGTTCCAAGAAAAAAAAGGGGTTATTTTGGTGTTAGATACAGGTAGCTCCGATAATACGGCTAATGTGGCAAGAGACTTGGGGTGTGAGGTTCATGAAGTGGGGGATAGATTTTTAAAAAAGATAGATAACGCCGATGAAATAAATAAGCTGTTCTTAGATGACGAAGAAGATATTGTTAAAGACGGAGATGCGTTGTTTGATTATTCTTCAGCAAGAAATTATATCGCAAGTCTTTCTAAGACTGAGATGGTCGCAATGCCTGATTGTGATGAAGTTTATACAAAGTTTGATTTAGATGTTATTCAGCAGAAGATAGAGGCTGGAGTAGATCAGTTGGAGTACAATTTTGTATTCTCTCATGACCAATTTGGGAATGAAGCTATTAAGTTTTTACACTCTAAATTCTATAACCATAAAAAAGCAAAATGGGTTGGTATTATCCACGAGGTTTTGCAGGGGGATGTTAACCGTCAATTCTTGGATGAGGATATTATTAAACTAGAACACTGGCAAAACCCTGAGACGAATAGAGGCGGTTATCTTAAAGGGTTGGCATTAGATTGTTACGAGAACCAGACTAACGACAGGAATAGCCATTACTTTGGCAGAGAGTTGTGCTGGAAGGGACGACCAAAGAGTGCGATAAAAGAACTTAAAAGACACATAGGAATGAGTAAGTGGCCACAAGAGAAGGGTCAGAGCATGATTTATATCGGAGATTCTTATGGAGACCTTGGCGATGAGAATCAGCAAGTGGAATGGTATAACAAGGCTATCGAATGTGATTCCTCTCGACGCGAGTCGTGGATGAGATTGGCCAATCTTTATTATAAGAAAGGTGATTTCCAACGGACTGCATGTTATGCAAGTGCAGCATTAGCTATCCCGTGGAATGGATTTTATGGCAACAACCGAAGTCATTACGAACACGAACCACATGAGTTATTGTATTGGGCTTTCTGGGAGTTGGGAGATAGGGTGAAAAGTAAAGAACACTGGCAGAAAGCTATTGATTTTATACCAAATAATCCAAAGTATCTTTCGGATGCTAAATTTTATAATGACACTAAATATGATCCTTCTAAATTCACAGGCGAGCGATATATCCCTGGTATAGACAGGCCTGACATGGAAGAAGAACATTATGCTAGATACAACTTCGCAGCTAAGTTCACTGAAGGGAAGGTGGTTTTAGATGCCGCTTGTGGATCTGGGTTTGGTGAGGATGTAATGAAGGCCAAAGAATATATCGGAGTAGATATTTCTCCGGATGTTAAATGCACCATCCAAGACCTAGAAAAAGGAATTGATTTAGATATAAAACCTGATGTGGTGGTTTCATTTGAGACTATCGAACATCTTGAGAATCCTACTAAGTTCTTGCAATGGGTGAAGGAGAATGCAAAACAGTTTATATTCTCGATTCCGGTTAGTATGCCGAGTGAGTTTCACAAACAGGTTTATACTGTAGAAGAAATAAAAGAATTAATTGGAACCTTCTTCTCTGTTGTAGATTTCTATGAACAAAACGCAGGAGAGATAACCAGAGAATCTGATGATCCTAAATACATTGTTGGAGTGGCTCACATAGAGCAGCTTCCGGTGGTTTCAATTGTTATTCCAACGCTGGGAAGAGAGGAAGGATTAGACAGATGTTTGAAGTCTATAAAGGAACTAAATTACCCTGAAGATAAAATCGATATTATCATTTTGGATGGCAACACCACTGTTCCTAAGAAGGTGGCCAAGGGACTTGCACAATCAAAAGGAGAGTATGTTTGCTATGCAGCTAATGATACCGAATTTACGCCAGATTCTTTGCGGAATGCTATAGAAACATCTCGAAAAGAAGCTTTTGCCCTTGTGGCGTTTAATACGGGAGAGGTTCTTCCTGATGAGGGTAATATTTGTGAACATTTTATTATACGAAAAGATTTTATAGAACATATTGACGGAGAAATATTTGATACAGAATTCCACCACGTAGGAGTAGATAATCTATTATGGGCGAAATGCAATAAAATGGGACAGGCAGTAAGAGACGAGACGGCTGTAATGAACCATTATCATTTTTCTAAGGGCGAAAAAATGGATGACGTATACGAAAAAGGATGGAAAAATGTAGACCAAGACAGAGAACTTCTTAAATTAAAACTTTCTAATATATAACTATGGCTAATGAAAATGCATCACGAGATCAAAATCATGTAACCGTGTTAATGGGTGTCAGCGACGATGCCAACGAAGAGACACGGATGCTTAGGGTTGATCCCGCAACGGGGAGATTAAAGGTGTCTGGTACTGGAGTTGGAGCCACCGGACCAACGGGTTACACTGGTTATACTGGTGATGACGGAATACCCGCCGACCAAGGAGCAACGGGATACACTGGGTATACTGGCTATACAGGATACACTGGTGCGGGTAATTTTACAGGACCTACCGGATATACCGGTCCCGATGGAGGAATGGGAGAAACTGGATATACGGGGTATACCGGCTATACAGGAGCAGGTAATTTCACGGGCTATACGGGTCCCGACGGCCCTACTGGACCGACTGGATACACCGGATACACGGGCTATACAGGAGCCGGCAACTTTACGGGATATACGGGTCCCGCTGGATCTGATGGAGCAACAGGCCCAACCGGTTACACAGGGTACACCGGAGATGGAAACTTTACCGGCTATACAGGCTACACGGGATACACCGGAGACGATGGAGGAGATGGAGCCGCTGGTCCTACAGGACCAACTGGACCTACCGGATACACTGGATATACTGGCGCGGGTAATTTCACGGGATACACTGGTTATACTGGTTACACCGGAGACGATGGAGCCGCTGGATCTGCTGGTCCTACAGGCTATACAGGATATACGGGGTATACGGGTCCGCAAGGAGTTGTCGGAGATGGATCGTTTGCTAATGGAACCGAAACCTATGATACGTCCACTGCGGATGGGGATCTTGATATTGCGCACGGACTTGGCACAACCCCAGATAAAGTATCTATTTCCATTATTGGACCAGCCAGCGATAATATGACAAGGCTTACTCAGTTTGCCTTTGAAGGATCTACTGGAGCTGGCATTGCCTCTGGATACGATAATGCAACCTTTAGGGTATTTGATGGCTCTACAATAAGGGTTTATTCTACGGTTACAAACGCATATACCACAGGAACGGTTACTTTGGATGCAACTAATATAACAATCGCTTGGGTTAAAACTGGAAGTCCAACTGGAAACGCCAAGATTCTATGGGAGGCTGAAGCTAATGGCGGACCAACTGGACCTACGGGATACACGGGCTATACAGGTCCAAGTGGAGCAATAGGAACGACTGGTTACACTGGCTACACGGGACCTGGAAACTTTACAGGATACACAGGCCCAGATGGACCAACGGGTCCGACGGGATACACAGGCCCTGGTAATTTCACCGGCTATACTGGACCAACAGGTTACACTGGTGCAGGAAACTTTACTGGATATACGGGTTACACTGGATATACGGGAGACACTGGATCACAGGGATCGCAGGGAGTAACCGGATATACTGGCTATACAGGCTACACCGGTGATACAGGATCGCAAGGATCTCAGGGAGTCACAGGCTACACAGGATATACGGGTGCAGGTAATTTTACTGGTTACACAGGCCCTGACGGACCTACAGGACCAACAGGTTATACCGGACCTGGTAATTTCACAGGCTATACAGGTTACACTGGATATACCGGCTACACTGGAGATGGAAACTTTACCGGTTATACAGGCCCAGATGGCCCTACGGGTCCAACAGGCTATACAGGTTATACCGGCGACACTGGATCTCAAGGAAGCCAAGGAGCAACTGGTCCTACAGGATATACGGGCTACACTGGTGATGGGAACTTTACCGGTTACACAGGTTACACCGGATATACTGGCGATCAAGGAGATGCAGGATCGCAGGGACCAACAGGATATACAGGCTACACAGGCTATACGGGCTATACAGGAGACACCGGATCACAAGGATCGCAGGGACCTACCGGATACACCGGATATACGGGTTATACAGGTGCTGGTAATTTTACCGGTTATACGGGTCCAGATGGACCTACAGGTCCTACTGGATATACTGGCTATACTGGATATACCGGCCCTCTTAGTACTGGAAGATTAATGACGTTGATATTGCTTGATGATGTCACCGATAATGCTGTCGGAGATGGCGAGGGAGAAGTCACATTGACCATCCCGTCTGAATTAAACACATACGAGTTGACTAACATAGCCGCTTCGGTTGAAGTAGCAGGAACCACCGGTACACAGGATATTCAGATTCATAATGTGACAGATGCAGTTGATATGCTTTCGACAAAGATAACAATAGACAGTGGAGAGTTAACTTCCTATACCGCTGCCACTCCTCCTGTTATTAATACAGCTAACGATGACGTTGCTACCGGAGATAAGATCCGAGTAGATGTTGACGCTGTTCACACTACCGCGGCTAAAGGCTTACAAGTAATATTCACATTTACCCCAGCATAATATGGCAAATTTAAATCAAGAAAACATAGACATTCGAGTAAAAATACGAGAAGAAACCGAGAAGGGCCAATTCAATTCGGCTTTGTATTATACGGTCGATGAATTTGAGGCACTTACCGAGAAACAACTCACCGATGCAAAGAAGGATCGTGTAGATGCTTGGGTTGCGCATGTTACGACAGAGTCGGCTAAGATTCCAGATGTTCCCACCGAAGAAGAATTAAACGAAGAAAAGGCTAGATTAGAGGAAGAGATAGCGGAAATAGATAAGCAAAAATTAGAATTAACCGATAAATAGCATGGCGAACTCCAGCATAAGAACCGGAAAAACGATAACTTGCAAAGTGTGCAAGACTGGTTTTTATGCTGCGCCATGGGAGATGAAGCGAAGAAAGGGAAAAATGTTTTGTTCGAAAGAGTGTTCTTATAAAGGAAGAACTTGTACGATGTTGTTTAAGAAGGGTCATGCAGATTTGGTCCCCAAAAGTTCGAGAGGTCATTCTGAAGAGACGAAGAAGAAAATGAGAATTGCAAATAGTGCAAAAGCGTGGAAAACAACAGGGGAGAGGCACTATCGATGGCTTTCGGATAGAACACAATTAAAAGATGCAAGAAAAGATCGAGGAGGTCAGCTTCATAGGGAATGGTCAAAGACGGTCAAGAATAGGGACGGTTGGAAATGTAGGACTTCTAACAGTTGTTGTTCTGGGCGCGTAGTTGCCCATCATATTAAAACGTGGCAGGACCATCCTGAATTACGTTACGAGGTTAATAATGGCATAACACTTTGTCATGTTCATCACCCTCGAAAAAGAAACGATGAAAGAAAGCTTGAAACTATGTTTAAAAGGCTGGTTTTAGCGAAAGTGACTTAACTTTGGCAGATAGATACTGGGTCGGCGGGACCGATGACTGGGATAATACCGCTGGATCAAAATGGGCAACAACTTCAGGTGGAGGAGGAGGATCGGCAGTCCCGACTTCGTCTGATAATGTTTTTTTTGACGCAAATAGTGGAGCGGGAACAACCACCGTTACTATAGACTCTGATTGTTTAGATTTAGATTTCACCGGCTATACTGGAACGTTTGATACTTCTCATAATGCCAATGATGTAAACATTTATGGGTCACTAGTGTTGGTGGCAGCAATGACAGTTGGCGTAAATAGTGGATTTTTTGTTTTCAAAGCAACATCTGGCACCGAGACGATAACATCGAACGGACTTACGAGTGGTATGGGTTTTCACTTTGATGGATCTGGCGGGACCTTCCAGCTTGCTGATGCATTAGTTACAAGTAAAAGTGCCGGTACTGCTTTTCAGTTAATTAATGGTACGTTTGATGCCAATAGTTTTGGGGTTGAAATGACGTCCGCTACAACCGCTGGTATTACCGGAGCCTTTACGGGTTCGAGTAGTTTTTATGATCTTACGAGGACTGGAACCACAGCAAAAAATGGGGAACTTGTTCTGGCTGGTGATATTGCGGTAACGAACGTATTTACGGTAGCAGGAAATTCTGCGACCTCACGCATTATAGTTGAGTCTAGTACAACTGCGAGTTCAAGAACCATTACGGCAGCAACCGTCACTGTTTCGAATGCCGATTTTAAAGACATAACTGGTGCGGGGGCTGCAAGCTGGGATTTATCTGCCATAACTGGTGAATCGGGGGATGCGGGCGGCAATACGGACATAACATTCACAACAGCAGATATTATTTACTGGGTGGGAGATAATGGTAATTGGTCTGGAAGTAGTAATTGGTCGACCTCCTCTGGTGGAGCAAGTGGTGCAAGAGTACCTCTTCCCCAAGACGACGCAGTTTTTGATGCAAACTCTTTTTCAACGACGGGATTTACTGTTACGGGCGACATGCCTAGACTTGGGAAAAGCATTGATTGGACGTCTGCTACGAATTCTCCAACATTTAACCCAAGTACTACGTCTTCTATTTTTGGATCGTTGACGCTAATCGCCGGGATGACCCTTGGGACCCACACTAATACTTATACATTTGAAGGACGAGGAAGCTTTACTTTCACAACCGGCGGAAATTCTTTTAATAAGCAGATCACCTTGGATGCACCCGCCGGAACCCTGACGCTTCAGGATGACTTAACGACGGGTTCTTCTCGTCAACTCAAGGTAACCAGGGGTACCTTTGATGCCAATGATAATAATCTTACTCTTGGGAATTTCGATTCTGGAAATAACACCACCAGAACGGTTTCAATGGGTTCTGGAACTTGGAGTTTTATTGGAAATGCGGTGAATATATGGAACACCAATACAACGACAAACCTCACTTTTAATGAAGAAACTTCAACGATTAAATTTATATCTGCGCTGGGTAATAATAAAAACTTTCTTGGCGGTGGTTTAACTTTTAATAACTTCTGGAATGCCACAACGAATGCTTTTTATATTAGGGTTGCGGGTAATAATACCTTTAATGACTTTCAGGTGGATGCTTCGAGGATACAGGCCTTTAATGATGGCCAGACACAGACGATGACGACCTTTACTGTGGGGGATGGATGTACGATACAAAGTGATACAACGGCTACTCATACGATCTCCATTGCTAGTGGAACGGTGACGGTAACGGGTGCTACGATTTCTTATTCTATCGCTACTGGCGGCGCTACATTTAATGCCGTCTCCTCAACCGATGGTGGAAATAACACGGGCTGGAATTTTATAGTTCCGTTTAAACCGAAGTTAATAATCTCTTGATATGCCAGATTTAATACCAACAAACGATATAACCAAAAAAGACGTACTGCACGAGACGTTTACGTTGGGTGGTGATTTATCTCAAACTGCCGCTTATTTCAGCTATGTTATTACGGCACGAAAGGGTATGGAGATTGTTGCTATATTAGAAAAACACGAGGTCGCCGGGAGTGACGGAGCCGCTGTTACTTTAGACGTTAAACACGTACCCAACGGGAGTGCTATAAGCGCAGGGACATCGTTGCTTGCTGAGGAGTTTGATTTAAAAGGGACTGCGGATACGGTTGTATATAAAGAAGGGGTCGCACTATCGAGCGCAAGGAAGTTATCTCCGTACGATAGCGTAGGGTTAGAAACGACAGGGACGTTGACTTCATTAGAGGGGGTGACGGTGACTGTATTTTATAAGCCAGTAGGGAAAGGAAATTACCAATAATATGCCACAGATAAGCTACCACAAAGGAGGCGGAAAGATTACTTACAACCATCTTGATTGGTTGGGGGGTTATGATACTTCGTCTGCTGGATTTGATAAACGAAAACTACAGAATGCGTTGGCATTTGTAGAGAATGTAGATCCGATACGTGTGCTGGGGTATCTTGGGCTTGGCTCTGATCCTGGAAGCGCAACAGATGTTGCGAGTATAAATGCTTATCTTAGAAACGCTGTCATGCAGGGAGATGAGGCCTACGCTATATCCGGAGGAGATACGGTCCAAAAGATAGGAACGTTGACTGGAAACGGCGCAGTAAATACCACCGCCCCATTCCCTCACACGATAGATCATGGACATTCAAATGAAACCGGATTAGATATTGTTAACTATTATAACGGTGCTACACAAAAGGCTTTCTACTCTTTCAAAGACGACACCGATTGGGACATAGGGGCGTATAATTATACGACTGATTCGTTTGATGATGATTTCATGTCTACGGTTCCCGCCGATGCTGCTGACTTTGCCGCAATAATAGCCGACGGAAAGGATGCGCCACACCCGCTACAGGTAGGAGATGATGATGTTCTTTATATGGGGGATCGCAATATGATCCACGCCTACGATGGACAAGTTGGTGGGGGTGGTACGTTTTATGAAGCGGTTCTTACATTACCGGT